GCGAATGGGTGCTACTTCGACTCTCTTTCGCCACCATTCCACTAATCAGTAACTACATTGTTATCAACTAATCAGTAACTACATTGTTCAAACGCGAATGATTCTCATTAACATCACTGTTCTCGGATGGTAACGGTAACACGAATGCGAATCAGTCTTATTTGCATTAGCGTTCAGCATAGACCCACCGGGGGGCATGGGGGCTGCGGAGTTCAGGTCAGGTTGCCGCATAGACTTGCAAGGAACGAAATAGGGATTATTAAGAAAAAGAAGGGTGGTGCAGTCTATATAGAAACACCATAGATATCAAGTAGTTAGTGAGGGTAACAGGTAGTGGTCAATTCAGGTCATAAAGGACACGGTGTTGTCATGTGGAATCTGTTTCGATATTGGAGTAGTTATCCCTACTATTTACCCCTATCTCCACCCTAATAGGTAATTAGACTTGACTTTTACTTACATCCATGTTATAATAACATATAAAGTAAACAATTATAAAGAACAACAAGTAGTGTTACTATTTAGTACTGAGTTGTCATTGAGTTGAAACCCTAAGTGGTAACCACTACTTGTTACTTACTACTTATGTAATGTTAATGACGTTAACGTCAATTCAGACTTAGCAGGAACTATATAGATGTCAAAGCGGGTAGGCAGACCTAAGAAGACAGACTTAAAGCCTAAGAGAAAGGTAGGTCGTCCTAAAGGAGAAGCCGGTATTATAGCTGAGTACAGGGAGAGGATGTTAGCTAGTCCTAAGTCCCGTAAGGTGTTAGATTCAATCCTTACCGCAGCTACGACTGAGGGTCATCCACATCAAGCAGCAGCTTGGAAGTTATGGATGGACAGAGCGTTACCAGTTAGTGCCTTCGATCCTAAGAAGGGTAATGGGCAACGACCTGCTGTTACCGTCAACATCACGGGTATTGGCACAGACGTAAGCGTAGCAGAAGAGATAGAAGACGTGGACTACGAGGAAGTGGACGATGCCTAGAGATATAGACAAGATAGAAGCAGACTACGTAAAGGCTAAAGAGGACTTAGATGCTATCGAGAAGGAGTTACAGGATGCTCAGTATTCTTCCTATCTAAAAAAGAAGTACACCTCTATCGGTGGTATAGTGTTCGTGCCTGACGCAATCTACAAAGACGATGAGGGGTTTGTTTTCCTACAAGGTATACAATCTTCCACGGCTCGTGTAAGAGTAGAAGAAATAGACGAAGAGTGGTACGAGGTAGCTAAGTAGATGACACTACCAGTTGTTAATGAGTTTGGCTTTCGCTACTTCACTCCAGATGAGTTCAAGTGTAAGCACACAGGAATGAACGAGATAGACTACAAGTTCATTGAGGCATTGGATAGGTTACGTTACAAGTGTGGGTTTCCTTTTGTTATCACGTCCGGGTACAGACACGAGACACATCCGGTGGAAGCTAAGAAGGATAAGCCGGGTACACACAACCAAGGTATCGCTGCCGACATTAAAGTGAATAACGGGTGGGAACGGTACATGATCATTAAACACGCTACAGCTATGGGGTTCCGTGGCATAGGCGTAGAAGACAGGTTTGTCCATGTAGACCTCAGAGACACCGAGGCTTGTTGGACGTATTAACATCCCGGCAAGGAAGTAGACGGTGGGTAAAGCGTCTCTAAATAAAACCCACTAAACACTAACGAAGAGATAAGTATGTCCCAAGACATTACCCTCGACTTCCCACTCCTGCCTTGGCAAGCTGAGGTATGGGGTAGCGATAAACGATTTAAGGTTATAGCCGCCGGTAGGCGTACAGGGAAGACTAAGCTGGCATGTGCTAAGCTGGTCACAGAAGCCCTGAACAATCCGGGTAGTGATGTATTCTATATAGCCCCCACACAGGGACAAGCTAGAGACATTATGTGGCAGATGATGCTAGATGCCACGTCTCAGGTGCGAGTGGGTGAGAACGTCAACAACCTACAGATTAGATTGCTTAACGGCAGCAGGATTAGTCTGAAGGGTAGTGACCGTCCCGATACCATGCGCGGTGTATCGTTACAGTACGTTGTACTGGATGAATACGCTGACATGAAGCCAGATGTCTGGTCGCTGATCATACGACCTGCACTATCTGACCGGAAGGGTGGAGCTATGTTCATTGGTACTCCAATGGGACGTAATCACTTCTTTGAGTTATATAGCCGAGCTAACACTGGAGGTGATCCTGTCTACGGGGCGTGGCACTTTACCACGTATGATAACCCACTGATTGACAAGGAAGAGATCGAAGCAGCTAAAGCCGAACTGTCGAGCTTCGCGTTCAGACAGGAATACATGGCTAGCTTCGAGGCTTCTGGCTCAGAGATATTCAAGGAAGAGTGGATAGTATATAAGGATGACGAACCAGACACAGGAGAGTGGTATATAGCCTGTGACTTAGCTGGCTTTGAAGTGAGTGGTCAGAAGAGTAAAGGTAATAGAGATGATAGTGCTATTGCAGTGGTTAAGGTCAACGAAGACGGGTGGTGGATCAAAGAGATCAAAGCCGGTAGGTGGACTACAGACGAGACTGCTGAGAACATCTTCAAGCTCGTAGAGGAACATAACCCAGTAGCTGTGGGTATAGAACAGGGTATAAGTAAGCAAGCTGTAATGAGTCCTCTGAGCGATCTGATGCGTCAGAGAGGTAAGCACTTTGTTATAAAGGACTTGACTCACGGTAACCAACAGAAGACACAGAGAATACGTTGGGCGTTAGAAGGTAGGTATGAACACGGTCAAGTGACCATGAAGCCGGGTGACTGGAACATGAAGTTCCTAGACCAGCTCTTCCAGTTCCCTGATAAGCTAACGCACGATGACATGATAGACGCTCTCGCATACATAGACCAACTAGCTGACACGATATACGGAGTCAACTGGGAAGACTTTGACAACTATGAGTGGGAACCTTTGGATGATACAACAGGATTCTAATGAATGAAAGAACTAGGCACTGACAGTTTAGCCAGTTGGGTCATGAGCCACATCGAGGATTGGGGTGACTTCTACGACAGTAACTTCAAAGAGAAGCATCTGGAGTATGAGCGCATCTGGCGTGGTCAATGGGCATCCAGCGACAAGACTAGAGACAGTGAGCGATCCAAGGTTGTAGCACCACATACGTCACAGGCAGTGGAATCTGCTGTGGCTGAGGTGGAAGAAGCCATCTACGGACGTGGTGAGTTATTCGATGTAGAAGATAACTACGCTGATGAGGACTCAAGTGATGTTCTACTGCTCCGTAAGCAGCTCAAAGAGGACATGAAGCGTAGGAAGGTCAGGAAGGCCATCAGTGAGGTTGTACTGAACGGGGCTATCTACGGTAACGGTGTAGCTGAAATCGTCCTCACGACCATCACAGAGCGTGTACCAGCCACCCAGAACGCTGAGGGTGTTAAAGAAGTAGGAATAACCAGTAAAGACAGAGTGGTAGTAGACGTTCTACCTATACATCCTAGTGATTTCAGGATGGATCCCGCCGCTACGTCCATTGATGATGGCTTAGGCTGCGGTATTGATGACTGGTATGTACCAGAACATCAAGTAGAAAGGCTACAAGCACAGGGAATCTACGACAAAGACGTAGACATCGTTGGTACTAACGCCCAGAACAGGGAACGTGACCAAGGATTAACCCGACAACCAGAGAATACGTGCAGAGTAACCAAGTATTTCGGCCTTGTGCCGCGTGAGTTGCTAGGTGAGTACAAGAATAAGCCCAAGGACGACCCATTAGCGGGGTTTGAGGCAGAAGAACAGCCCGAATCGGCAGAACAGCCAGCAGAAAGCGAGTATGTAGAGGCTATTGTAGTTATATTGAACGGTGATGCTGTCCTTAAGGCAGAACATAATCCGTTCATGATGCAAGACCGCCCTATTATAGGGTTTGCTTGGGATATGTTACCTTCTATGTGGTACGGTAGAGGTGTTCCCGAGAAAGGTTACGGTATACAGAAGGCATTGGACAGTGAGCTACGTGCTCGTAACGATGCACTAGCACTAACAGCACATCCTATGATGGGTGTGGATGGAACCAAGATGCCTCGGGGTATGAACCCTAAGGTTACTCCCGGCAGGACTGTCATCACTAACGGTAATCCTAAGGATGCCTTGATGCCATTCAACTTCGGACAGGTTAGCCAGATAACATTCGCACAGGCCGAGTCATTAGGTCAGATGCTACAGATGGCTACAGGCGCGGTAGACACTACAGGTGTTCCGGGAGGTATCAACGAGAACGGTACTGCTGCGGGAACGAGTATGTCCTTGGGGGCTGTGATCAAGCGTCACAAGCGCACACTAACCAACTTCCAAGACGACTTCCTGATACCTCTAGTACAGCGTACCGCTTATCGTTACATGCAGTATGACCCAGACAACTACCCTGCACAGGACTTCAAGTTCTGCGTATCCAGTAGCTTGGGTACTATGGCGCGTGAGTACGAGGTTAGTCAGTTGGTGCAGTTGCTACAGACTATGAAGCCTGACACACCAGCCTATGACATACTGCTTGAGTCCATCGTACAGAACATGAACGTGGCTAACAGAGAGGCTGTAGTAGATGCCTTGCGTAAGGGTCGAGAGGTTAGCCCTGAGCAGCAACAGGCACAGCAAGCAGCACAGGCTGCACAGATGGCAGTCCAGAAGGGACAAGCAGACGCGCTACAAGGGCAAGCTGCTGAGTCTCTGGCTAGGGCTAAGAAGTATGACGCAGAGACTAGAGCAATCCCTGTGGAGCTACAGAATGATCGCATCAAGGCTATCTCCACTAACCTAAGTGACGGTGACCAAGATGAAACCAACTTCAAACGCAGAGTGGAGGTCGCTAAGTTACTACAGAACGACCAGAAGCTAAGCATAGAAGAGAAGAAGGCAGCACCGCAGCAACCTGTTGAGCAA